AGACACATTGCTGACAAATTTAATAAATTAGCTAGGGGTGAAATAAACCGTCTAATTATTAACATGCCCCCAAGACACACCAAGTCGGAGTTTGCCTCATACTTACTTCCTGCTTGGATGGTGGGCCGTGAGCCGAAGCTCAAGATCATTCAAGCAACACACACGGGAGAACTTGCAATTAGGTTTGGTCGTAAGGCTAAGAACTTAATTGATAGTGAGGACTACGGAAAAATTTTTAAAACAAGATTACAAGAAGATAGTAAAGCAGCGGGACGTTGGGAGACATCAGATGGAGGTGAATACTTTGCAGCTGGTGTTGGCGGTGCAATCACGGGTCGTGGTGCAGATCTTTTAATTATTGACGACCCACACTCAGAACAAGATGCAATGTCCAAGGTCGCACTAGAAGGAGCCTACGAATGGTATACCTCTGGCCCACGACAAAGGATGCAGCCTGGTGGTAAAATAGTTTTAGTTATGACTAGATGGAGCACAAAAGACCTAACTGGTATGCTTGTTAAAAATCAAACAGAGGCTAAAGCTGATCAGTGGCACGTGGTCGAGTTTCCAGCAATCATGGAACATGGACCAGTATGGCCTGAATATTGGAAGCAAGACGAACTTGAAAAAGTAAAAGCAACACTTCCTGTTGCTAAATGGAACGCACAGTGGATGCAAAACCCAACAGCTGAAGAAGGTGCGATATTAAAACGAGAGTGGTGGAGAACTTATACGGATGAAAATATTCCACAGTTACAACACGTGATACAAAGTTATGATACAGCTTTTCTTAAAAAAGAAACAGCTGACTACAGTGCTATAACTACATGGGGAGTATTTTATCCATCAGAGGATGAGGGCGCTAATTTAATATTACTAGATGCCATCAAGGGACGATACGAGTTTCCTGAACTAAGGCGCTTGGCTCTTGAACAATACGAGTATTGGAAACCTGAAACGGTAATTGTTGAGGCAAAAGCTAGTGGATTGCCCTTGACCTATGAACTGAGGAAAATGGATATACCGGTCGTGAACTTTAGTCCTTCTAAAGGAAACGACAAGCACGCTCGTGTAAATGCAGTTGCACCTTTATTTGAAAGTGGTATGATATGGGCACCAGAGCAAAAGTTTGCCGAGGAGGTCATAGAAGAATGTGCAGCATTCCCATATGGCGATCATGATGACTTGGTTGATAGTACAACACAAGCGATTATGCGTTTTAGACAAGGTGGATTGATTGACCACCCTGAAGATTATGTAGATCAAAAAGAACCAAGGCCTAAAAGGAATTATTATTAATGTCTAGCTTAATAGATGAATACACAAAAAACAAAAGTCCAGAGGACAAGAAAGAAGTTGAAAGACGTGTTCGTGAAATGGCAGGCAATATGTCAGAACTATCTGCACTAATGTTAGTGTTAGAAGAAATGAGACAAGAAGGAAAAAAAGATGGTGGTATCATGAGTAAACGTATTGGTTTTAGAATAGGTTCTGATGAGGGTAAAGATGTTTCAGGTAGAGAATACGGAACAACTTCAGCAGCGTCTATGGGAGTTGCAACATCTCCAAGTCGAGATGATAGTGACGATACTTTTACAAATGGGGGAGACAACAATAATCCAGTTGTTGATATTGGGAAAGCAATCGCAACTAATACAGCAAAAACATATGCAAAAAATAAAGCAATAGAAAAACTAGGTCTAGGGGGAATAATGAGCATGTCTCCTCAAGTGATGGCTATTTTAGGAATTTTAAAAACATTAAGAGATCCACAAATTGAAGATGAAGACATAAAGTTTGCAAAAGGTGGACGTGTTGCTTATCAAGAGGGAACACCAAATAGAAAACTTTATGAAACTCCAGTTACCGATGTAATCAAATCAGTAAATGAAAAAACTATTGATGCTTTAGAAAAGGGTGGAGAATTATTTAACAAGTATAGTGGCATAGATGCGGTATATGATTTTCCAGGAGCTGGGTCGGGTGCAACAGGTGCATCATCTGATTTTAGACATCAAGCAGCGTCTAATGCTTTGGCAAAAGCTTTGGGAAAAGGTCAGTATACAGATCCCATATTAGGACCGATTAGTTATTTATCGGGTGGTATAGGGTCTTTTGGTTTAGGAACAGGAAAAGAAGTAATAGATTTTTTTAAAGGTGTTGCAGATCCTACCATGACAACTAAAGAAGCTTTTGACCAAGCTCTTGAGGATACCATAAGTAATTTTAAAGGAGCCTTTGCTCCAGCGGGTACAACTAGCGAGGAGTTATATGCCGAGTTAATGAAAGATTATGTTCCTAATAGAAGTTTAAGAATGTTAGACAACTCTGCACAGATTTTTATGCAAAGAAGAAAAGCACTTGAGGATGCAGCGAAAAAACAACAAGATTTTTTAAAACAAAAAGATATAATAATACCTCCTCAAAAACCTAAAAAAATAACAACCACGAAACCTGGAACAGGTGGTGGAGGCGGAGGAAGACAAGTTGATACTAGCAGAGGTGCGGTTAGAGGTGCACAACAAGACATATCTAATTATCAAGATTTTGGTGAGGTGCCTTTAGCTAAAGGTGGACTAGCTGCAATGTTAGGTGAGTAATGGTTAAAAAGTTAACAACAACGATACCACCTTTACGAGGACCTAACCCTCAAGGGTTGAATGTTCCCCTAAAACAAGTTAAAACCTTTAAACTGGAGAAATTAAATGGCAGAAATAGACAAGTCGCTTCCCAACGAAGTCAGATCAAAGGTAGAGATACCGTCTGAAGAAGTTAATGTTGAAGAAGTTGTAGAACAAAAACCACCGGTAGAAGTTATACCTGAAGACGATGGTGGTGTAACATTAGACTTTGAACCAGGTTCAATTAATATACCTGGAACAGAAAATCATTTTGATAATTTAGCAGACATATTACCTGAAGACATTTTAGAACCAATCGGTGGTGACATGGTTCAAAATTACATGGATTACAAAGCATCAAGAAAAGATTGGGAACAATCTTATACACAAGGTTTAGACTTATTAGGATTTAAATATGAAAATAGAACTGAACCCTTTCAAGGTGCAAGTGGTGCAACACATCCAGTTTTAGCTGAAGCTGTTACACAGTTTCAAGCACAAGCGTATAAAGAATTATTACCGAGTGATGGACCTGTAAGAACCCAGATTATAGGAGTTAAAAATCCACAAACAGAATTACAAGCGCAACGTGTTAAAGATTACATGAATTATTTAATCATGGATCAAATGAAAGAGTACGAAGAAGAATTTGATTCTATGTTGTTTCATTTACCACTTGCAGGTTCTACATTTAAAAAAGTTTACTATGATGTACCATTAGGAAGAGTTGTGTCTAAGTTTGTACCAGCAGATGAATTAGTTGTACCATATACTGCAACTTCAATAGAAGATGCTGAAGCTGTAATTCATGTTGTTAAAATGTCAGAGAATGAATTAAGAAAACAACAAGTGTCTGGTTTTTACAGAGATATAGAATTAGCACCACCAAGTAGTGTTGAACAAAACTCAGTAGAGAAAAAAGAAAAAGAATTAGATGGCACTAAAAAATCTGGTAAGCAAGAAACAATATATACTTTACTAGAGTGTCATGTAAATTTAGACCTAGAAGGTTTCGAAGATGTTGATTCAAGTGGTGAACCAACAGGAATAAAATTACCTTATATCGTTACTGTGGAAGAAGGTAGTCGAGAAGTTCTTTCTATTAGAAGGAACTATGCACCTGAAGATCTGAAAAAAAATAAAATTCAATATTTTGTTCATTTTAAATTTCTGCCAGGACTTGGATTTTATGGCTTTGGGTTAATACATATGATTGGCGGATTGAGCAGAACTGCGACTGCTGCTCTCCGTCAATTATTAGATGCAGGAACATTATCTAATTTACCTGCAGGATTTAAACAAAGGGGTGTAAGAGTTAGAGATGAAGCAGCTCCAATACAACCAGGTGAATTTAAAGATGTAGATGCACCAGGTGGTAATTTAAGAGAAGCTTTCTTTCCTTTACCATACAAAGAACCTTCACAGACATTGTTAAATTTATTAGGTGTGGTTGTATCCGCAGGTCAAAGATTTGCCGCTATTGCTGACATGCAAGTAGGAGATAGCAATCAAGCTGCAGCTGTTGGTACAACGATTGCATTATTAGAACGTGGTTCAAGGGTCATGAGCGCAATACATAAAAGATGTTACGCAGCTATGAAGGATGAGTTTAAATTATTATCTAAAGTTGTGTCTCAATACTTACCACCAGAATATCCATATGATGTAGTTGGTGGAGCACGGAACATTAAACAAGCAGACTTTGATGATAGAATAGATGTTATACCGGTTGCAGACCCCAATATATTTTCAATGTCGCAAAGAATTACACTTGCACAAACACAATTACAAATAGCAACATCAAACCCTAATTTACATAACATGTATCAGATTTATAGAA